TGCTATTGTTAAACTAGGTATCTTTAGAATGGCTGGTATTGGCGGTGCAGAGGCTATGCTTAAATTAGATGAAGCAATAGGCAATAACAAAGCTAAGATTGAAGGTTTAGTTAATCCTTTGGAAACATTAAACCAAACGCTACAAAGTACTTTCAATCAGTTAAATATTGATATGTTGTCAACCTTTGGAGAACAATTAGGACAATTAATGTCTGGCAAGGAGTTTGACTTTACAGCATTGGCTACAATATTAGCAGATGCTTTATCATCAATTGGTAAAGCCCTTCTTGCTTATGCGGTTACTAATGGTGCGGCTGCTGAGTTGTTTAAGAATCCTGGTACATGGCCAGCAGCTATCGTAGCTGGTGTCGCAGCAGTTGCAGCAGGTGCTTCTTTAAAAAGCAAATTAAACAGTCAAAAAACTACAGCATTTGCTGATGGTGGTATCGTATCAGGACCTACTATGGGTCTTGTAGGTGAATATCCAGGTGCTCAAAATAACCCTGAAGTTATTGCTCCTTTAGATAAATTAAAATCTATGATAGGTGGAGGCGGAAGTGGTACATTTGTACTTAGAGGACAAGACTTATTATTATCAGTAAATAGAGCACAGAAGGCATCTAATCTTAAAGGACAAAATATAAGCTTAGCATAATGGCATACGGATTAAGATATACACTAACACAAATACTTAAAAATGGTAATAATCAAGTTATTGAAATATACCAAGAAGATTATGTTGGTAGTGTAAAGACATATATTCCTACATCTATAAGTTTACAACCCAATTCTCAAACAGAATATCCATATCCTTCTATAATATCAACTCAGTTACAGTTTTCTTTTATACTAGAAACTGAAGATGATTATAATCAATATCCTAATGTAATCTCATCAAACGATAGGTTATATTATGTTTTATTAAAAGAAGGTGCTACTGTAATATGGAGAGGTTACTTATTTAATGATTATACTCAAGTTGGATTTTCTACAGGTTTATCAGAATCTAGCTTAATTGCTATAGATGGTATATCATTTTTAAAGGATCAAGAATATGTGGTTGATAATAGTATTAATTTTTTACAACAACATCTTGACGTTATTGCTACAGCATTAAGATATCTTGGATACCCTTCTGATTTATATCTTAATATAGCTTGTTCATTTTTTGCTGATGGTATGCAGAAAAGAGTTGATAATATATCAAATGAACCATTTAGTCAGATATATCAATATAGAAGAGATTTTGTAGATGAAAGCTACTATGTTATATTAGAGAATATACTAAAGACTTTTAACTGTAGAATGTATCAAGCTAATGGAGATTGGTATATTACAGCTACTATGGAAACTGCTGCACCAACAAGATATTTTACAAGATATGCTATAGGGGCATCTACTATTACAGTAGCATCATCAGGTGTGCTTAACAACACTATTAATATTGCACCTTATGCAAACAATAATGTTCATTTCATTAATAACTCACAAACTAAGGTATTAAGAAAAGGGTTTTTTAATATAGAGGTACGAAGCCAATATAAAAGTCCTTTAAACCTTATACATAATGCTAACTTAAAAACAATATCAGGTACTGCACCTAATATATCGGCAGTAGGATGGAGAACTACACTAACAGGGACTGCAACCGCAACTGTGATAGACAATGGTGCTAGCCAACAGTTTAATGATTTTAGTTTAAGTGCTCCTACAGGAATAGCTGATTTAGAAATATTACAAACAATATCACCATACGTTTATACTCCATATATGGGTGGTACACCAATAACTTTTAGTTGTCAACATAGAAATACTACTGCAATAAAAATACAAATTGCTTTATTAGATACTGGTTCAGGTAATAAATACTTAGATAATAGCGGAAATTGGCAAACTAATTCTAATACCTATATTACTTTTCCTGCTGCAACAGAAGTAAATGATTATACTACATACACTTTACAAATACCTCCATTTTATTCAAATTTTGCATTAAAGACATTTTTGATGGGGTACATTAATGTAAAAATTAGATGTGATGCAGGTTCTACACTATTAAGAAACTTTAAATTAGTACAAGGAGAAACTGAGGTTAAATATGCTGTTATACAAAATAGCACAAGTACTGATAAGTCTACAGCAGAGGTATTTGAACAACCTTATGGTCAAATCTACCCTAATAGTACTGGACAACAAGTTTTAACATACGGATCATTATTTAATAGTGCAGGGGTATTTTTAACAAATTGGAACTTCTTTAGTGTTGATTTGGTTGTAGGTAATGTTTTACCAATAGGTTTTTTAGCAACTCAATATATAAAAATATACCAAAGAAATATTGCAACATTAGAAGCTGATTTAGGAGCTATCAAAGGCACAAATGGCTATGTATATTTAGATAAGGTTTTTACTGTTACTGACACAAGTACAGGTAGTCTAAGTTATAATGGTAAGAAATTTACTGCCAATAGACTTACTTTATCGCCTTATGCCGATGAAACAAATTCATTACAGCTAATGGAGGTTTATTACGATGATTCTTTATTGTTCTTAGTTCCTAATTACATAACAGATGTAAGTCAACTTGGTCCTTTTTGGTATGTAAACTTTGATATAAATCTTTAATATATATAACTTATAAATATGGCATCAGTAATAAACGGAACGAACATAGTATTATATAAATACGACACAAATAAGCAATACTATTTCAATGGTTCTATAAATCAAGGAGTAACTGTTAATGGTTTTGCTTGTAAAGAATTAAGCACAACAGCAATAGTTGGTACTTCTACTAACTTTAATAAGACAGGAGCAGGGGTAATAGCTTCATTTATAACAGATGCTAGTGACCCAAATATTACTGAAATTACTGCTGGTACTTGGACTATATCAGGTTACTATTCTATAGCAACTGCCTTTGCAGGAGCTAAAGTACAATACAAGCTATACAAATACGCAGGTTCTACAGCTACTTTATTAGCAACTTCAGATGAAACTACCCTAACATCTTTGACTAAGATTGTATATAATACCAATATGACTGTAGCTACTACAGCTTTATTAAATACTGATAGAATCATTATAGAGGTTAATTACTTAGGTACTACAACAAATGAAATAACTTTATATACCCAATCAACTAATCCTGGAATAACAACTACCAATATATCTGTAGGTGTACCTTTTGGAGCAGCTACAAACTGTTCTTTTGAGGTTTCGGTAGATCAGAAAGAAGTTACTTCAGCATCTTCTGCGTGGTTTAAAGAGTATAAGAATGACGTTGCTTCATGGACTATCAATGCTGATGGCTTTGTTGCTTTAAGCGATTATTCTTATTTATTCTTAGCAAATCTTCAGTTGACTAGACAACCTATATTAATCAAGTTTCAAGTAGATAATGACAATGGGGATGGTAGTGGAACTCTAGGATACTCTATATTCACAGGTACAGCCAATTTAAGCTCACTTAGCTTAAGTGCAGGGGTAGAGGCAGCATCAACATATAGCGTGTCACTACAGGGCTCTGGTGCTTATACAATAACAGGTACTCAAGTTACTCCTGCTGGAGTGGTTATAGAAACTTCAAATGTGATTATGTATCAATATACGGCTACAGGTGGAGAAACTACTGTAACATTTACAGCAGCTATTGGTGGCACTTGCTTGTCAGTTACAAGAGGCGGTATGGAAGTTAGAAGTATATTAACTTCAGGTACTGCTACAGGTGATAATGTGCTATTTAATGCTACGACAGGAGTTCTTACCTTTGGCAGAGCTTTAGAGGCGGATGAGTTTGTTAGAATAATTGCAAAATAATAGTTAAAATTTATATATAAATGAGTTCACAATTACAGGTAACAGGAGAAGCAAAGATTAGGGATATACAAGGTCCAGTAGTGGCTAATAGTGGTGTAATAACCGCTTTAGATGGTGCTGCTTCACAATATGTTCGTGGTGATGGTACTTTAGCTGACTTTCCAACATCAAGTGGTGGTGGTAGTTCGGTTAGTTACTATCTTAACTCAAGTGTTTCACAAGGTACAATCGGTGGAGTAGCTTATAGAGAGTTAAGCAAAGACCCAATTATAGGTGCTGGAACTGACATTGCTATTTCATCTAATGGTTATGTGGCAAATTATATTACCGATGTTAATGACCCTGATGTAACAATAGTTCCTGGCGGAAACTTTAATTGTGAGTTTTATTTTAGTGTAAATAACAATACAGGAAACCCTACTACTTATGCAGAACTTTACAAGTACGATGGTACAACTTTTACTTTATTAGGTTCAAATGTGGGAGTTCCAGAATCTATTAATCAAGGAACAACAATTGCGCCTTATTATTTTGCTATTCCTGTGGCAACTGCTTCTTTAGCTTTAACCGATAGATTGGCAATTAGAATCTATGTAAACGTATCAGGTAGAACAGTTACTTTACATACCGAGAACGGACATTTATGTCAAGTGGTAACAACCTTATCTAAGGGGATGGTTTCTTTAAATAACTTAACTGACCAATCACAATACTTAGCAACAGGAACAAGTGGTACTAACTTTGCGATTGTTTCAAGTGGCGATACGCATACTTTTAACCTACCTGTGGCTTCGGCTACAAATACAGGTAAATTAAGTTCTACCGATTGGAGTACGTTCAATGGTAAAGTACCATACACAGGTGCGACTGCTAATGTTGATTTAGGTACAAATTCTTTATTTGCTTATGATTTATTTGCTAATGGTAATGGCACAAATAATGCTAATCTTTACTTAAAACAAGGTATTGCATCTTTATTGATACAAAATGGATATAGTAATATTTTAGCAACAGGAACTAAAATAGGTTTCCAAGTAGCTACAAGTGCAATAGCAGCTTATTATGCAGACTTTCAATTTTCATCTTTAACTGCTCAAAGAACATTTACCCT